CTTCTGCTCGATGGGTGATGGATCAGCGACACGAGGCTTCTCGTGGAGACTGCGCATCAGTTCATCGATCCGATCACTCATCCGAGCCAGTCCTCGCCGAGTGTTGCCGCATCTGCGAATGCGATCTTGTCGGCGGTCGTTGCGTTGTCCATGATGCGTTTGAGCGTGAGGCACGAGCGCAGGTGTGAGATGTTGCGCTGCACGCTCGCATCGTTTTCTGCGCTGTGATTGTTTGCGCTGGTGATGCGTGCGATGAGTGCGCAGGAGTCATGCGATGCAGAGATGTCCTGTGCGATTTGTGCGGGGCTAAACTCTGTTTCGTCGAGAAGAATTTGTGGGTCTGTTGTCATAGTTGTGCTCAATAGGATGGATACCACTTTGTGGTCGTTGCGTCGTAGGTCATGATGAGGGCACGGGAGACAACTGCAGTGGATGCAAGTGCGATGTTGCCTGCGGTGGTGGTTGTGAAGATGCCTGTAGGAATGATTGTGATTTGTCCGCCTGTGCTTGCGATGCCCGTCGGTGCGGTGATCGTGACGATTGGGAGTATGCCCGACACGAACACGATCTGTGTTGTCGGTGCGATGGTGGTTGCACTTGCAACGGTTGGCGCAACTTGTCCTGTTGCTTGCACTCCGAAAATTTTTGTAGCGGTTGTTGCCGTCACGCCGATGACGGTGGTGTTGCTGCCGATCCCGACCGCCGACTTGCCGATCACGATCGAGTTGTCGTCACCGACTGCAGACACGGTTGCGGCTGCGCCGATGATGGTGTTGTTGCTGCCTGTTGTGAGGTTGCTTCCTGCAGTCGATCCGATGCCGACGTTGGATGCGCCCGTTGTGACTGCGCCGAGCGAGTCTGCGCCCCACGCAGAGTTGAGAGTGCCACTTGTGTTTGCGTCAAGCGAAGAGAGACCGCCTGCCGTGTTGTTGATCCCGCTTGGCTGCGAAGCAACGGCGGGATACAGAGCACTTACGCCGATTGCTGTGTTGCCTGCAGCGACATTGGCTCTGAGCGCATTTAAGCCAACAGCCGTAACATTTGCGCCTGTGTTTTGGAACAACGAATTCACGCCCATCGCCGTGCAACTTGCGCCTGTGTTTTGATAAGCAGCATTCACGCCAACCGCCGTGCAACTTGTGCCCGTGTTTGACTGCGCCGCACTCACTCCGACCGCTGTGCAACTTGTGCCTGAGTTTGACTGCGCCGCACTCACGCCCATCGCCGTGCAACTTGCGACCGTGTTTGACTGCGCCGCACTCACGCCAACCGCCGTGCAACTTGCGCCTGAGTTTGCCGACAACGCACTCACGCCCATCGCCGTGCAACTTGTGCCTGAGTTATTTGCTGCAGCACTCACGCCAACCGCCGTGCAACTTGTGCCTGCGACCGTGTTGTTAGCCAACGCATTCAAGCCCATCGCCGTGCAACTTGCGCCTGCGTTTGCCGACAACGCACTCACGCCAACCGCTGTGCAACTTGTGCCTGAGTTTGACTGCAACGCACTCACTCCGACCGCTGTGCAACTTGTTTGCGTGTTTGACTGCAGCGCACTCACGCCAACCGCCGTGCAACTTGCGCCTGTGTTGCCAGACAGAGCAACTCGACCGACCGCTGTGCAACTTGTGCCCGTGTTGCCATCTAATGCACTCACTCCAATCGCAGTGACAAATGTGCCTGTGTTTGATGAGCCTGCACTTACTCCGACCATTGTGCAACTTGTGCCCGAGTTTGTTGAGCCTGCACTGTTTCCGATCGCAGTTAAATTTCCGCCTGTGTTTCCTGATCCCGCACTTGATCCAACCGCTGTGCAACTTGCTTGTGTGTTTGATAGCAGCGCACTTGCTCCAATCGCCGTGCAAGTCGCCACGCCTCGTGTTCCGATGATCATCCCGTTGATGAACGAGTCGCCGCCAATTCCTGCGCCACCTGCAACGATCAACGCACCTGTAGTTGATGCCGTCGATGCCGTCGTGTTCGTCGTGACGATCGGTCCGCTCGTGTTTGAAATCGTCCCCGCCTCGCCACGGAATCCACTTGGTCCACGCTCGCCTCGTGCGCTGAATGCAGCCCACCCGTTGAGTGTCGTTGGGTCAGAACTCGTGCGCTCGAACGCAATGAACACCGTGCCGCCAAACATCACGAGATCGCCGATTTCATACTCACGGCCAGCCGCATAATTGCCGACCCACCTTACGCCTGCGACACCTTGCCGACCTTGAACGCCAGTCGGTCCTTGCTTGCCTTGCGGTCCAGTTGCGCCGACGATCGACTCGCCCTTCACGCCTTGCGGTCCTGCCTTGCCTTCAAGTCCTTGCGGTCCGACTGATCCGACAACGAGTGCCTCCCATCCATCGAGTGGTGGAAGATTGCTTGTTTCTTTCGTGCACACGTACGCACTGTGCTTGTGGTGCACGACATCCATAGGTTGATATGTCGAGGTGGACAACGCCTTGCCACGCCAACGGAAACCTGCGCCACGCTCGCCACGCTCGCCCTGCTTGCCGATGGTCGAAAGATCCGCACTCGTGAGGAGTTCGTTAGATTTCAGCGTGTCGAACGCCTTGCGAATCTTTGCGAGTTTGTCAGGATTCATCGTTCAATATCTCCTCAAGTTCGTTGATGATGCGCTCGGCATTCGCCGTCTTGACTCGCATCGTTTCTATTTCCGTGTTGATCTCTTCCCACTTTGGGTCAGGTGTGATCGCCTTTGCAAACGCTGCACCCTCGACCTCGGCAAGTCTGATGCGCATCTTCTCACGCACCGCATTCTCGCCCTTGCTCTCGCTTGCGAGTTCGTTCGCCTTGCGTGCAGCCCATGCAACGCCTGCATCGTTGGGGTTGTTCGGATCGCCGCCCCACAACATCCAAGCAATTGCACCTGCAGATGGATAGCCCTCATCGCCTGATCGTGCGCCGACTGCATCGAGGTCCACACGGTGGCGAGCAAAGAAACTGTTCATGCGTCCGACCGTGTCAGGCGAAAGCGAAACCATGTTGCCGATGTCTCGTGCTCGTGCAACGCCGACTGCAGTTCCACCACGACCGAACTCCTCACGGTACTTGAGACCACGGAGTGCGAGCGTCGCCATCTCATCGGTCGGTGTCGTGTCGACATCTGACAACGCCTTTGCAGGTTGCGCAACCTCGGCAGTCGGTGGCAACTGCGCAGGCTCATCGACTGGTGCAGGTGCAGGTGCTGCGTACGCAGGCAGCGGAGCAAGTGCGCCGAACGGTGAGACTGGTGGCACTCCACCAAGTGGCAAGCCGTTCACGTGCAGCATGTCAGCGTGTGGTGTCTCGAGTGCTTCGTAGCCTTCTTCGAGTCTCGCCTCGTTGGGCGTGCGCCATCCACCCGCAACTGCGACTGCACGCTCGGCAGAGTCTGCAACTCGATTCTCTGGGACTGGATTGTCGTATGCAAGATATGCATCCTCATGGATGCCAAACATCGGCAGGAGTCGACTGTTCAAGGTCTCCTCGTCCATCCTGCATATCGGAGCGATCGTCGTCTCTCGCCACATCGAGTATCCAGCTTGCGCCGATGCGAGGTTCGGGTCGTTCGCCTTGAGCATCGAGACTGGCACGCCGAAGCACGCAGAGATCTCCTCGACGATGTCATCTCGACCAGTCAGATCCTTACTCGGGAAATTTAGCGGCATCAGTTGAATGTCGCCGCTGATCGTCACCATGCGACCGCTCTTGCGTGTCCCTTGGTGCAACGACCGCATGCTCTCCTCGAACCGCCGCATCGATGCCTCACTTGCGCCACCCTTGACAATGGCTGCATAGTCAGGTCTGCTCATGTTCTCGAGGAACGAGAGATCCTGAATGTGCGCTGCTTGCGATTGTTGGATCGCTCCGTACGCAGCCTCGACCTTGCCGAGACCGTAGTAGAGGTTTCGTGGGTTCGGTCTCTTGAAGTGGATGATCTCGTCGAGTTCAAATCGCTGCATCTCGTTTCGATTGACTCCGTACAAGTACGCCTCGACCAGTTCAGTCTTGCCGGGCAGGATCGTGACATTCTGCGCAGGCACTGTGTATATCTCCGATGGCACGCCGAGAGCCTTGTCCATGATCACATGGAGATACGCATTCCCGCACAGTTCCATGTAGAGCATTCGCATGACCGACTGCGAGAAGCCGTCTTCGTACTGATTCGCCTTGCGCAACAACTCGAGGATCGGATGCGCATCAACGACCTCCTCGAAATCACCTGCAGTTGCAGCAGACTTCATCACGCTTGGCGATGGCTTGCGTT